CTGTCTTTTCTCTCTCGGCCACACAGCGTCATGGGCGCCCGGTGACCGCCACCCGCACCCGCCGCGCCCTCGTGGGCAAAACCGTGCCCCGGATGTGGACCCGTCCGAGGCGCAGATTGACCCCGAAGACGTCGCGCGGGTACGCGGCGATCGCGTTCGCCGAGATGCTCGGGATCTCGCTGTTTCCGTGGCAAAAGTGGCTGTTGATCCACGCTCTCGAGCTGAACCCGGATGGTTCGTACCGGTTCCGGATCGTGATTGTGCTGGTTGGCCGGCAGAACGGGAAGACCACGGTTCTGCAGGTGCTGACGCTGTGGCGGATGCTCGAGGATGGCGCACAGACGGTGGTCGGTACGTCGACGAACCTCGAGTACGCGCGGATCGCGTGGCAGGCGACGGTCGATCTGGCCGAGGAGCGCGACCTGCGGCTTGCACATGAGCGGGCCGTAGAGGGCGGTTCTGAGGATCTTGAGGACGATCGGCTGCTCCTGCACTACCTGCCCCCCGCAGATCGGTGGGTGCGGGAGGTGAAGCGCAACGCGGTGAACACGTCGCTGACGTTGCGGGTGCCGGGCGGGCATCGCCGGGGGCACGTGTACCGGACGGCGTCGGCGTCGCGGACGGGCGGGCGGTCGCTGTCGGTGGATCTGGGGCTTGCGGATGAGCTGCGGGAGCACCGGGCGGCGGGTGCGCTGACCGGGTGGGAGGCGTGGGACGCGCTGGACGGGGCGACGACGGCCCGGTTCAACGCGCAGATGTGGGGGCTGTCGAACGCCGGCGACTACGGCTCGATCGTCCTGAACCACTTCCGGGATCTCGGGACGGCGTTCATCGAGACTGGGGAGGGTGACGACACGCTCGGCATGTTCGAGTGGTCGGCCGAGGACGACTGCGACGTGATGGACCGTTCGCAGTGGGCTCAGGCGAACCCGGCGCTGGGGTACGGCACGATCACCGAGGCGACCTTGCTGAGCAAGTCGCGGCTGCCGGTGGCGTCGTTCCGGACCGAGCATCTGTGTCAGGGGGTGCCGACGCTCAAGGCGGCGATCGACTCGAACTCGTGGCACACCTCGGCGGACCGGCACGGCAATCTGGACGGTCTGCGCTCGAGGGTGGCGCTGTGCGTGGAGGTGTCGGAGGATCTCGAGCACGTGACGCTGATCGCGGCGGGGGTGACGGCGGACGGCCGGACCCGCGGCGAGGTGGTGGCTGCGTGGACGTCGGTTGAGGCGGCCCGCTCGAGCAGCCCGGGCGCCCCGTCGATGTATGACCTGATCCGCAAGATCCGGCCGCGGGTGATCGGCTGGTTCCCGGATGGCCCGGCGGCCGTGCTGGACGTCGAGCTGACCAAGGCGTACCCGGCGGACATGGGCAGGGTGCGGGGCCGGCGGCTGGTGGGCAGCGAGGTGCGGATCTTGTGCCAAGGGATGGCCGAGCAGGTGAAGGCCGGGCGGGTGCTGCACCCGGATGACCCGCTGGTGAACGCTCACGTTCTGGGCGCGTCGAAGAAGACCGTGGGTGACGGGTGGCGGTTCGTGCGTCGCGACGCCGGCCACGTCGATGCGGCGTACGCGTTCGCCGGGGCGGTCCATCTGGCCCGCCAGATCCCGAAGCGCCGTACACCACAGATCATCACGGCGGCATAACGCAACACGCCGGAGACGGCAAGATCTTCTGTTCGGTGCCCGGGAAACAGGAGATCTTGCCGTACCCTCCGCCTTGTGGGCATCTTCGGGAGGCGTCGCAAGCCGGTAGCCAGTCGTCGCTACACCTTGGACATCCCGCCGGAGATCTCCGGTCTGCTGAAGATGGCCGACATCTCGCCCCGGGTGTTCCGCCGTGAGGCGCTGCAGGTCCCCGCCGTACTGGCCGGTCGCAACCGGATCTGTACGACGCTGGCGACGCTGCCGCTGAAGCTGCACGCGCCGGACCGCTCCGAGCGGCCGTGGCCGCTGTTCTCGCAGCCGGACCCGAACATGCCGCCCTCGGTCACGTGGGCGCTGACGTACGAGGATCTTCTGTTCGAGGGTGTCGCGTGGTGGCAAGTCATGGCGCGGGACTCCCTGGGCTGGCCGACCGAGGTCCGGCACGTGCCGGTCACGTCGGTGTCCCCGCAGCCGTTCCCGTGGCGCGGCCCGGCCGACGTCGTCACGCCTGACCTGCAGATCCCGGAGAACCCGAACGGCGTGTACGTTGACGGCGCGTTCGTGCCCAACCGGGACATCATCCGGTTTGACTCGCCGAACCCGCCGTTGCTGGTGCACGCGGCCCGCGCGATCCGCACGTGCCTGCGGCTGGACGCGACCGCGGCCCGCTACGCCGATGAGCCGGTAGGTATCGGCTACTTCGAGTCCGTCGACGGCGCGGACCCGTTCGAGGACGAGGACGACCCAGACACCGCGGTGGCGTCGTTCCTGCACAAGTGGGGCGCGGCCCGCCGCAACAACGCGTGGGGCATGATCCCGCCGGGCGTGAAGCTCGGTCAGGGGATCGGGTTCTCGCCGCGTGACCTGCAGTTGGCCGACGCCCGCCAGCACGCGGTGCTGGAGATTGCCCGCGCGATGCTGATTGACCCGGAGGATCTGGGGGTCAGTACGACGTCGCGGACCTACAACAACCGTGAGGACCGGCTGCGTGACTTCCTCAACGTCACGCTCGGCGGCTACATCAGCGCGGTGCAGGACCGGCTGTCGATGAAGGACGTGACCCCGCGCGGGTCCTATGCCCGGATCAAGCTCGACGGCTTCCTGCGCTCCGACGTCATGACCCGGCTGCAGGCGTACGCGCTCGGCCGGACGGTCGGTGTCTACGACGATGAGCGGATCGCCGAGCTCGAGGACATCCCGGACGCGGTCCCTGAGCCTGCCGTCGAGTCTGCCGCCACGACCGGGCCGACCGGCCTGGTCCCGAACCTCGAGGACCAACCGAAGGGCGGGCAGGTCGCATGACCACCACCGTTACCTCTGCCGTCGTACCGGCCGGTTTGAAGTTCAACCCGTCCACCGATCCCGCGCGGCGCCGGCACCTGGTGCTGGCGATGCCCTGGGGTGCCGCCATCGATCCGCGGCACGTCGAGTCCGGCGGGCACGTCCTGCAGCGCGGCGACGTGCTCGTGGATCGTGAGCTCGCTCAGCAAGGGTTCGTGAACATCGACCACGAGCCGGGCTCGGTCGGGACCATCGTCGACGCGCTCGAGGACGACATCGGCGTGTGGGCGATCGTCGATCTCACCGAAGAGGGCGAGCAGGCGTTCCTCGCCGGCAACGGTGACGTGTCCGCCGAGATCATCCAGCCCGGGCTTCGGTGGTACTTCACCGGCCTCGCGCTGATCAGCCCCAACGAGACTCCCGCTATCCCCGGATCGCGGGTGGTGTTCAACACCAAGCAGTACGCAACTTTCGCCGTACGGACCGAGGAGAACCAGATGAGCACCACAGCCCCCGAGGGAACGGGCACCCCGCCGGCGGCAGGTGCGCCGGCCGTCGACTTCCAGGCGTTCACCACCAAGATGGCCGAGACGCTGGCCGACTCCCACACCAAGCTCGCTGAGGGCTTGACCAAGACCATGACCGACTCGATGACGGCCGCGTTCACGGCGTCGCTGCAGGCGCTGCCGAACCCGCAGGGGGAGCAGGGCCCCGGCGAGATCCGCGCCGCGCGCTTCCAGGTCACCCGCGAAGAGCCGGTGTACATGTTCAACGGCACCGGTAACTCGCTGGTGCGCGACGCCTGGTACTCGGCGCGTGAGCGCGACCACGACGCCACCGAGCGCATCCGCAAGTACCGCCTGCAGTCGGAGGAGGTCGCGAAGCTCGCCGCGCACCAGGTCGCCACGCAGGCGTTCGCCACGTCCACCACGGGCAACTCCGGGCAGATCATCCCGCCCGGGTACCGCCCGGACCTGTACGTGCCGCAGCTGCAGCAGGGCCGGCCCCTGGTCAACATGTGCTCGCAGGGTGTCATCGCGAACGCGACCCCGTTCACGGTGCCGGTGTTCACCTCGATCACGGGCGGCGCACAGGATCACGTCGAGGGCAGCAACCCGACTGACGGGACCCTGGCGTTCGGGACCAAGACGGTCACGCCGGGCGCGATCGACGGCAAGCTGATCCTGACCCGCGAGATCGTCGACAGCTCGAACCCGGCGATCGACCAGATCGCGTTGGCCGCGATGCGCGAGTCCTACGCCCGGCAGACCGAGGGCAAGGTCTACACCCTGCTCAACGGCGCCAACGGTGCGGGCGGCGTCATCACGGCCGGCTTCGTGCCGTCCGGTGCGCAGGCGTCGACGTACGTCGGGTCGACCGGCACCCCGCCGGCCGCGATCGCCGGCATCCGCAAGGAGCTCGCGCGGTACCCGTTCAACCGGTTCGCGTTCCCGACCAAGGCCGCGATGGGTCAGCAGGCGGTTCAGTACGTCGCCGGCGCCGTCGACACCACCGGGCGCCCGATGTTCCCGTGGACCTTCGGTGGCCCGAACAACGCTGCCGGTATGGCTCAGCAGGACGGCTACCTGATCGACAACCTGGTGTTCCAGCCGGCGTGGTCGATCTCCGGTGTCGCCGCGGGTGACTCGCAGGTGATGATCCTCAACCAGATGGACGCCTGGGTGTGGGAGTCGCCGCTGCTCACCTTCCGGTTCGAGGAGAAGTCGGGCCCGGCGCTGATCGAGCTGGCGCTATTCGGCTACTTCGGTACCCACCTGCTCCGGCCGGTGGGCCTGTCGGGAATCCGGCTGACCTGATGCCTCGCAAGCCGTCATCCGCCGCGCCGGTCGAGTCGAAAGCTGACTCGGCCGGCCCGGTCGTGCAGGAGGAAACCCCCGTGGACGCTCCGAACGAGAACAGCTCGAGCGAAACCATGGTCGTGCTGCCCGCCCCCGACGAGCCGGTCCGCATGGGCGGGCACGTCCTCACCGAGGCGGGCTGGGTTGTCGAGACTGATCCGGTCCCCGGTGCCACCGAAGACACCGAGGCCGAGTCCGGCCCGGCACCAGAACAGGAGTAGGTCATGGCCGCAATCACACTTCAGCAGGTCGGAATTCTCGGCCTCGACATCGGTGCACTGGCTGCCGCTTCCGGCGGTGGCGACACCGTGCAGGTCACTGCCAACGAGATGGGCGGCTGGGATGTTGCCCCGGCTGCTCTGGTGTTCCGCAACGGTGACGCGTCGGCGAAGACGGTCGCGATCAACGGCGCCACCCCGGTGTCGGTCGCTGCCGGCGCGATCGGGATCTTTCCCCTCAAGACCGGGTACGGCGGCGCGAACATCACCGTGGCCTACTCGGCCGTGACCGCCTGCACCGTGGGCGCCTTCCAGCTCCCCTAACCAACCACCACACGAAGGGAGGTAGCAGACGATGCCCTGGGCACCTGACTACGTCACCACGGCCGAGCTGAAGTCGTTCCTGCGGATCGACACCGGCGACGTCGTGGATGACACGCAGCTGGCTATCGCGATCACTGCTGCCTCCCGCGCCGTCGACGACGTCACCTACCGGCAGTTCGGTCAGGTCGCCGCCCCCGAGGCGCGGCTGTACACGCCCTGGTGGGACACCTCCCGCGGCAAGTGGGTCATCACCATCGACGATCTGCAGGACGCGACGGGGCTGACCGTGGTGAACGCTCAGGGCGCCGTGACGCTGTACTCGAAGCAGCCCGGCAACGCTGCGCTGCGCGGCCGCGTCTGGACCAGGCTGGTCATCGACTTCGCGAACACCGTCCTGATCAAGGGCACGGAGAACGAGTTCACCGTGACTGCCCGGTTCGGGTGGTCGGCTGTGCCGGTGACGATCAAGCAGGCGACCCTGCTGCAGGCGTCGCGGCTGTTCAAGCGCCGGGATGCCCCCTTCGGTGTGGCGGGTTCGCCGGACGCCGGCAGCGAGGTTCGCCTGTTGGCCCGCGTCGATCCCGACGTTGCGGTCACGCTACGGCCGTACACCCGGTACCGGCTCGCGGTCGGGTAGGAAAGGAATCTCTCATGGCCACTCTCACCGCGACCGTGCCTAGCCGGCTCGGCACGCTGTCCCCGGGCAACGCTGTCGCCTCTTCGGACGTGATCCCCGCCTCGGCGCTGGGTGTGAACGGCGCCCTGCTCGAGATCCTGAACGGCGGCGCTTCGCCGGACGCGATCACCATCTCGGACGGTGGCTCGTCGCCGGTCGGTACGCCGGTCGTGACCTACCCGGCGACGGTGACGAACGGGACGAACAAGACATTCACGCTGTCGCCGAAGCAGGCGGATGCCTCGGGCAACATCACCATCACCCACTCGTTCATCACCACGGTGACGTACAAGCTCTACCCGCTGGGCTGAGCACGTGGACCTCGCCGCGGTCATGCAGGAGGTAGCCGACCGGCTCGACACGATCGCCGGTCTGCGGGTGTACGCGCACCCGGTGGACAAGATCGAGCCTCCGACCGCGCTGGTGTCCCTGCCGGTGATCAACTTCGACGAGACGTACGGGCGCGGCACGGACCGGTGGACCATGCCGGTGATCCTCGCGGTGGGGAAGGTCGTCGATCGGGCGGCACGCAACAACCTCGCGCCGTTCATGAAGGGCTCCGGCACCTCGTCGATCAAACAGGTGCTCGAGACGTTCGCCCCGGTCAACTTCGACTCGCTGCGCGTGCAGAGCGCCACACCAGACGTCATCACATGGAGCGGGATCGACTACCTCACCTACGCATTCACCCTGGACATCATCGGAAACGGAGCCTGATATGGCGAAGCAACACGGCAAAGTGACCGTGATCAAGGTCGGCGCGGTCGACATCTCGACGTACGCGAACACCTCCGAGTTGAACCGGACGGGCGACAGCCACGACGTCACCACGTACGGCAACAACTCGCACCGGTACAACGGCGGCCTGCTCGACGGCAAGTTCACGATGGCCGGGTTCTACGACACGACGGCCGGTACGGGTCCGCGGGCGGTGCTGCGGCCGGCGCTGGGGACCACGGTGGTGATCACCCGGCAGGTTGAGGGCACGGGGGCGGGCAAGCCGCAGGACGTGTTCTCTGGTGTGCTCAAGTCGTACGTCGAGTCCAACCCGACCGCGGACATGATCACGTGGTCTGCGGAGCTCGACATCGACGGAGACGTCAACAGCGCGGTGCAGTAGCCGCTCTACACAGGAGGCAAGACCGATGACCGATGTGGATCTGAAGAACGCACTGCTAGCCGGAGACCAGTCGCCCGGCGAGGAAACCCGCGAGGTGAAGACGTACGGCGGTGTCGTGGTGGTCCGGGCCCTGACCCGGGCCGAGGTGCTGCGGTTCAAGGGACTGCGTGCCTCGGGTGAGCTCGACGTCGCCGAGTACGAGGCGCAGATGATCTCGGTGGCGCTGGTGTCCCCGCGGATGACTCCGGCCGAGGTGGCGCAGTGGCAGGGCGTCGACAAGGCCGGCGGCGCGATCGGCGAGGTGTCGGACGCGATCACGGATCTGTCCGGACTCACGCAGGGCGCCGACAAAAGCAGCGTGGCTAGCCCTAGCTGAGAATGAAGATGACATCGAATTCGAGCATTACCTAGCGCTGAAACTGTCGATGACGGTGGGCGAACTCCGGGCGCGAATGTCGCACCCGGAGTTTGTGCGCTGGGGGATGTATTTCGCCCGGATAGCGCAGGCTCGGGAGATGCAGCGCCAACAGCAGGGAGAGTGACATGGCGGACGCGATCCGGATCGCCGGGCTCAAGGAGTTCGTGCGTGATCTGAAGAAGCTCGACGCCGAGCTGCCGAAGGTGCTCCGGGTCGCGTTCAACGCTGCGGGCGAGGACATCGTCAAGGACGCGCAGGCGAAGATCCCGGCCCGGTCGGGGCGGGCGCGCGGCTCGATCAAGATGAAGTCGACGCAGAAGGAAGCGCGGATCGTCGGCGGCTCAGCCAAGGTCCCCTACTACGCGTGGCTCGACTTCGGCGGGAAGCTCCCACGGGGCGGCAAGCGGCCGTTCATCCGGGAGGGCCGGTACATCTACGCGGCGTACTTCCGGCAGCGCGCCGGGGTTGCTGTGAAGCTCGAGGCGGCACTACTGGACGCGGCTCGCGCCGCCGGTGTGGAGGTGGAGTGAGATGGCAGGCAAGAACCAGGTAACCCTGACGCTGGCGGGTGACGCCTCGCAGCTGGAGAAGGCGTTCGCGTCGGTGGGTGACTCGTCGGCGAAGATGGCGACCGAGGTGGGGGCGAGCTCCCGCAAGGTCGGCAAGGAGACGGCGGACGGGTTCGACAAGGCGGCCGAGGCGTCGGACAACACCTACTCGAAGTTCGATGCGCTGGAGTCGGTCGGCCGCGGTACGACGGACACGATGTCCGGTCTGGGCGCGATCATGAAGGGCGACATCCTGCAGGGGTCGACCGACCTTGCGGGCGGTGTGGCTGCCCTGGCTGACGGGTTCACGGGCGCGCTGTTGCCGGCGATCAAGGGGATCTCTAAGGGGATGATCGGGTCGGCGATCGGTACTGCCCGGCAGACCGTTGCCTTGGGTATCCAGAAGGTGGCCATGGTCGGCTCGGCGATCGCTACCAACGGGATGGCAATCGCGCAGAAGGCACTCAACCTCGCGATGCGGATGAACCCGATCGGGCTGATCATCACGGCGCTGCTCCTGCTCGGGACCGGGCTCGTGTTGGCGTACAAGAAGTCGGCCACGTTCCGGGCGATCGTGCAGGGCGCCTTCGCCGGGGTCAAGACCGCGATGGGTTGGGTGGTCACCGCGGGCGGGAAGGTGTGGGAGTTCTTCAAGTTCATCGGGCCGAAGATCGGCGCCGCCTTCAAGGGGCTCGCTGCCACGATCACCGCTCCCTTCCGGGCAGCGTTCGACGGCATCAAGTGGCTGTGGAACAACACGATCGGTGGCAAGGGGTTCTCGGTCCCGTCCTGGGTCCCGGAGATCGGCGGCAAGGGCTTCACGATCCCGTACTTCCACACTGGCGGGATCGTGCCGGGTTCGCTGGGCTCGGAGACGCTGGCCGTGCTGAAGGCCGGTGAGCGGGTCACTGGGGGCTCGAACTCGGCGTCCGGCGGCACGGTCACGTTCCGGGCTGACGGGCTGTGGGCGCGGCAGCAACTGCAGATGCTGAAGCACCAGATCAAGATCGAGGGCGGCCTCAACGTGGTGTTCGACGTATGAAGAACAACCTGCTCCTCGAGCTGCAGCAACCGTCCGGCGATTGGATGAACGTGTCTGGTTACCGGTACGACCGGGACCCGATCACGATTACGCGGGGCCGGTCGTCGGAGGACACCAAGGCGTCGCCCGGTACGGCGAACTTCACTCTCAACAACACCACCGGCTTGTTCTCCCCGCGCAACCCGTCCAGTCCGCTGTTCGGTCTGGTGAAGCGGAACACGCCTGTCCGGATCTCGCGGGGGACGGGCGCGTTCGGGATGGTGACGTCCGGTATCGACCAGTCGGCCGGCCGGGTGTTCAGCAACGATTCGGCCGCTGTGTCGATCGTCGGGGACATCGACATCCGGGTGGACCTCGAGCTGCTCGCCGCGCCGATCTCCGAGGTCAACTCGAGCTGGCTCACGGGCAACTTCGATTACTGCTCCAAGTTCGATGACCTCGACGCGAACCGGTCGTGGACCCTGTTCAACGTGGGCGGCAAGCTGCGGTTCACCTGGTTCGCGCTGGGCACGGTGGCGTCGTACCGGTTCGCTGAGTCGTCGGTGTTCCTGACTGGTCTCGCGAAGGGGCGCCGCGCGATCCGGGTCACGATGGACGTGGACAACGGGGCGGCCGGTACGACGGTCACGTTCTACACGGCGACGTCGCTTGCCGCGGGCAACGCGGGCGGCTGGGTGCAGCTCGGTACCCAGATCGTCTCGGCCGGTACGACGGCGATCCTTGATGGCGCTGGGTCGCTGCGGGTCGGCGGCAACCCGGTGAGCTCGCTGTACACGTGGGGTGAGTCGGCTGCGGCGACGTTCTACGCGTTCGAGCTGCGGAACGGGATCGGCGGGACCGTGGTCGCCTCGTGCGACTTCGCCTCGCTGCCGCTGGACCCGACCCCGATCGGGCTATCGGATTTCACCGATGCTCAGGGCAACCCGTGGGGGTTCGCCGGCGCCCCGGATGCGGCCCGGATCTGGTGGGGGAACGTGGATGTCCGGTTCGTGGGGGAGCTGTCGTCGCTGCCGCCGCGGTGGGGCCCGTCGCACAAGGACAAGTACATCCCGCTTGTCGCGTCGGACGTGCTGCGCCGCTACCAGCAAGGAACCTCGCCGGTCTCGACGGGCCTGCGTGACTACGTCCTCGCCACCCAGACGGCGCTCCTGTCGTACTTCCCGCTGTCGAGCCAGGAGGGCACCCAGTCCGAACTCAACCTCGCGAACACGAACAAGGGTTACCCGTTCTTCCCCGAGACGTTCTCGGCCAAGCCGGTGTTCAAGTACGGCGTCGACATGGGTGTGCCGTGGATCGGTTCGGGGATGGAGCTCGAGCGCACCACCGGCGGCTACATGCGGGCGAACACGGCGTCGTCGGACGGCAACGTCGCGTTCGACTTCGTATGGCAGTCCAACGCCATGGGCGGCCTGACGGTGAGCCTGTACGACTACTCGGACGGCGTGTGGACTCTGGACCTCAACGACATCGCGGACTCCGGTCTCGGGGTGGTGTCGTACACGGACCCGGCGACTGGGCCGATCGCGTTCACGTCGTTCGCGGTGCCCGAGGTCAACGACACCGACATGCACATCGGTCGCCTGCAGATCACGAACAACGCCGGCAACGTCGACTTCGCGGTGTACATCGACGGCACCCTGCGCAAGTCCGGGACCCAGCCCGGCGTGACCACGGTCGGCGCCGCGGTGTTCCGCATCCAATACGTGCACGCGAACACCGGTCAGGTCGCGATCAACCTCGCGCACCTGATCACGTGGGCGAACGCGAACGCTGCCCTGATCCCGACCGCTGCCGCCGTGGCCGGCGCCGCGCTCGGGTACGCGGGGGAGGCGGCCGGGCGCCGTATCCAGCGGGTGGCCGCCTCAGGCTCGCTGCCGATCGTGTTCGTGGGCGACCTCGACAAGACCACGCATATGGGTGTGCAGTTCGCCGAGTCCCGGATGGCGCAGATCCGCGACGCCGAGGCGACCGACTTCGGGATGCTCGCCACCTCCCGCACGGCGAACAGCCTGCGGTACCGGACCCGGCAGTCGCTGTACAACCAGACCGCGGCGCTCGTGCTCGACTACTCGGCCAAGGTCGTGGCGCCACCGTTCGAGCCTGTCGACGATGACCAGACCACCCGGAACAACATCACGGCCACGCGTCGCGACGGCGGCTCGTACCAGGTCGTGAAGTCCTCTGGTCCGCTGGCCGCGATCGACCCGCCGGTGGGGATCGGGCAGTACGAAGACCAGGTGGACGTCAACGTCGAGACTGACGCTCAGCTCACCGGCATCGCCGTGTGGTTCCTGAACTGGGGGACGCTGGACGCGGCCCGGTTCCCTTCGGTGTCGGTGAACCTCGAGGCGCTCCCGCAGATGATCGGGCAGGTGGCGGCCGACGCGCTCACGGCGCAGGTGCTCGCGGCCGACCTCGGCGACCTGCTGCAGGTCAACAACATCACGGCCGCCGACATCCCCGACAACCTCGAGCTGCTCGCCCTGGGCTACACCGAGATCATCACGAACACCACGTGGATGTGGACCGCGAACTGTGCCCCGTTCGATCTGTACCGGGTCGCGGTGTTCGGTGCCGGGAAGTACGACGCGGCCGGGTCGGTGCTGACGGCCGCGGTCACGGCCGGGGCCACGAGCTTCCAGGTGTCGCAGACCGGCTCGTCGATCTGGACGATCCTCGCGCCGGCGTTCCCGTTCGACATCTACGTCAAC